CTACAAGGCACTCAACGTCATGAAACGAGCCTTCGCCCCGAAGACTCTGTACAAGCCCGTCGCTTTTCCCGACCTACGGTACTATCCGTGGCGACTACCCGTAAGCGCCGAAGCTCCTTACAACTACCAGCCAAAATGGAAGGCTTATTTAGCCAAAAAGTTTTCAGACTCACAGATACCCAATTCTTCTGCTACTTTTCACAACCTTTTTGACGAATTGTTTTGGATCAATCGACACCTTGTCCACAAAATCAAGGATGGTGACCCTTCAATGTTCGAAACAGATGGCACTCCCCGACCCTACTACTGGGTTAATCTACACGCACGCGCACATGTCGTCGGACCCGACGATGATGACAAAATTCGCGCAGTATTTGGTGTTCCCAAACTACTTCTAATGGTTGAAAACATGTTCATTTGGCCTATGCAAGCCGACCTACTTAACCGTGATCCCTCCCAATCTCCCATGCTCTGGGGATGCGAAATCATGAAAGGTGGATGGAAACGTCTCCGCAATCTTATAATTTCCAAGACTGGAAATAGATTCAAGACTGTTCTTTCCGCTGACTGGTCTCAGTTTGATAGACGCGCCCTTCACGATATTATCGATGACACCCATGAAATATGGAAGTCGTTTTACGATTTATCTGGCACGTATCAGCCAACCAACTTTTATCCCGATGCTCGAACCGACCCCGTTCGCATCGACAACCTTTGGAAATGGTTCACCTACAACGTGAAACATTATCCCATCCTCCTCCCCAACGGAGAAGTCTACCAATGGACCACAAACGGAATAGCTTCCGGTTTCCAAGAGACTCAATTACTTGATTCTTGGGTTAACGGCATCATGCTGTTGACTTGTCTTTCCAAACTCGGAATTGACATTAGCCACAAGCACTTCTTTTTCAAGCTCCAAGGTGACGACTCTCTCGTTGCATTTTCAGAAAACTTCTTTCGCCTCTACGGCAAGAGACGCTTTCTTGAGATGCTATCAAAAGAGGCTGCACTTAGGTTCAACGCTAAACTCTCTGTCGACAAATCTGATCTCCACGATTCTCTTCAAGACGTATACGTTCTAGGATATTATAACAATCAAGGCCTTGCCTACCGCTCGGACCTCGATCTTATGTCACATCTCCTTTTCCCCGAAAGGCCCCAATCTTTATCTGCAACCGCAGGTAGCGCCTTAGGAATTGCTCTCGCAGCACAAGGATGTTCACAACAAGTCTACGACACCTGTAAGGACGTTTTCGATTTCATCACTATTGAACTCGGTCACGCACCTTCTGTCTCGACTGAAGACGCAAGAAAGATACAATACCTTTTTGGCTACATCGCTCCTCACGAGCAAGCTGACTGGAACATTGTTTCACACTTTCCTTCGTTTGAACTGACATTTAACCAGAACTTCGTTCTTGATGGACGATCAGAATCTGAACGGCAACGAACTTGGCCCACTGACCCTTCGTACACCGGCGGATTTTTCTTCCTCTAGTTCGCTTTTTTT